AATGGGTAGAAGAGAACGGTATTGATGCCGAGCTTGAAATGATCTCAACTGAAGAAATCATCAGCATGCCTTTGTTTGACGGTGCAGTCGAACTTCAAGGTAAACTTGATATGCGTGTTCGTCGTCGCGGTGACGGTGTGCGTATGTTCCGTGACTTTAAGACAGTCGGCGGATCATTCACAGACTTCACCTCAATGGCTCACATGAATGAGCAGATCCTTACTTATATGATGCTGGAGACAGCGCAAAATAAGGAAGGAGAACGAAGTGAAGGTGGTATCTTTACAATGCTAAAAAAGGTCAAGCGTTCAGCAAACGCAAGGCCACCGTTCTACGAACAAATTGAAGTTCGCCATAATGTGTTCGCATTGCGATCATTTTGGGCAAGAATTCATGGAACAATCAAAGACTTGATGGAAACAAAAAAGTCGCTTGACGAAGGCCATGATCATCACTTCGTTGCGTACCCACGGCCTAGTCGTGACTGCAAATGGAAGTGTCAGTTCTTTAGTGTTTGTCCGCTTATCGACGACGGAAGCGCCGCCGAGAACGCAATCACTGAGATGTACGAGGTCGCCGACCCGTATGAATACTACAAATCAAGAGACATAAAAGGAAGTGAGTGACAATGGGTGAAGTACAACGCTCCTTGACCATGATGGTCTATGGAGAGTCTAAGGTAGGTAAATCAACATTTGCGGTGACAGCACCGTATCCTCGTCTCATGCTTGACGTTGAAGGCGGACATAGATTCTTGCCAATCAATGTTAAGTACTGGGATCCGCTACGGGAAGAACCACCAGTAGCAGACGGAACTTGGGATACATGTGTTGTAAACGTGACAGAGTATGACACAGTGCTTAAGGCGTATCAGTGGTTGCAACTGGGAAAACACCAGTTTAAGTCATTGATTATTGACTCCGTGTCTGAACTTCAAGTTAAGTGCATGGATAACATTGCCGGTACAAACCAAATGCAGATGCAGCAATGGGGCGAACTTCTTCGTCATATGGGAGCGCTATTGCGTGACCTTCGTGACTTGACGATGCACCCGACTGCTCCGCTCGAGGCTGTAGTCCTCACCGCAATGGCACGTCAAAGCCAAGACGGTCGTTATCGTCCGTACTTGCAAGGTCAACTTGCAATTCAGGCGCCGTATTTCTACGACATCCTAGGAGCGATTACTGTTGAAGAATTCTCAACAGGCGATCCTACACAGCCGCCATACAAAGCGCGTCGTATGTACGTTGAGCGAACTAACCAGTTTGAAGCTGGAGAACGCGTTCAAGGTAGACTCGGCAAAATTGTCGAGCAGGAAAACCTCGGTATTGAGCGAATGCTTGATATTGTGTTTGGTGAAAAACCAAAAGCAAAAAAATAAACCACGAGACAGAAAGATAGGTAACAAACAATGAATACCCTAAACTGGGGAGACCTCGTCAAAGAGGCAGCAGACACCGGAAATTACGACCCGCTTCCGGACGGTGACTACGATCTTCAGATCGTGGAGGCTGTAGCAAAAGTAACACAAACAGGAAAGACGATGTTCGCCGTAAAGGCGCAAGTCCAGACTGGAGCGCACGCAAAGCGCCTTGTTTGGGACAACCTCGTTGTTTCAACTGATAACCCGACAGCACTTGGAATCTTCTTTCGCAAGATGAATTCTCTTGGTCTCAACCGGGAGTACTTTGCTCAGAGTCCTACAAACGCTCAGATTGAACAGATCCTCAAAGGTCGATCGTTCCGCGCGCAAGTTGGATCACGAACATGGCAAGGTCAGAAAAAGAACGAAATCAAAGCGTACTACGCTGTTCAGGCTGCTGCAACCGCAGCAACTGCAGCGCCTGCGCCAGCTCCAGCTCCAGCTCCAGCTCCAGCTCCAGCTCCAGCACCAGCTCCGGCGCCAGCCACAGCGCCTGCTGCTGAGGCTGCAGCCGCAGCTGTTCCGGCGCCAGCGCCAACCGCACCGTTCTAAGTTTACTTGGAACGCTTGTAAGACGTCGCTCTGCTTCGGTGGAGCGGCGTCTTACACTAATCTACTTAAGGAACTTATGACAATTATTGGAAAACGCAATAATCCGTGTGCTTGTAAATCGCCAGCTCCTGTCGATCCGTTCTGCGGTGACAGAGGCGTAGAAGACGACGACTAGAAAAAAAGGAATCACATATGAAAATCCTAATGTCAGGTTTTACCGCGCTACAGATCAACACAGAACGACGAACAATTCAGAAAATTGACGTTCCTGGCTCAATAGTTAAAGCACTACGAGAATCTGGCCACGAAGTTGACTGGCGTAAAATTACACCAGGAGAAGATCTTTCTATTTATGACGTCGTGTGGGTCAATCTTGCTCCTTTGAACTCGTTAAATGGTCGTCAAGGCGCTATGGGCTCGCTGTACGCTCTTGGTTCTGGTCGCCCCTGCGTTGGATTTTTTGATGACTGGCAGTTTAGCGCGGTGTTTAACGGTGCCAGAGCTTTGGGTCGTCACCCAGAAATGATTTACAAATATCTTCTTACTGGAGAACGCGGTGATGAAGGCGCAACCTATTTCAGCAGAGCTGACGCTGAAGCCGCATATGCACGCGCAATTGCTCTTAATCCAAACGCAGTAGGCAAGATCTACATCGACAGATACTACTCGCTTGACACTGATGAAACTGTAAAACCTTATGAAAATATGATCGTCGAGTCTGCAAAAAACTTCTTAGAAAAGCGATGGGCAGCAGGCATGGTGCCAGCATGTCCAATGTATGGATTTGGAAACAGAACGCTAGTTCGTAAGCGCATGCCTAGCGTTATGGGACCAATCGAGGCCCTTGATCCGAGCTCAACAATATATGACACCCTTGAAACAGTCACGCCTGCTGACGCGGCTACAAAAAAGCGTTCGTGGGTTCTTGGCGCGTTGATGCCTCACGACACATGGCTTGAAAGAAAGAGCCCTGCGTGGCCAGTTGAAATCGTAGGCAGTAGAAAACTTATTCGCAAATACGGCGGTCAGCGCTTTCAGACTGAGGCTGATGTTCTCGGCTTCTACAATGATCACTGGGGAATCTTGTCGCCGCCATATCCGCACGCTGGGTCAGGTTGGTGGCGCAGCCGATTCATGTACGCCGCTCGCGTCGGTTCAATTCTTGTGACTGATAAAGGAGAAGGCGACCCACTAGGCGCTCCATATAAACTAACTATTCGTCAGGTTGAGGCCATGAACGACGCTGAACTCAAAGAAGCAGCTGACGCACAGTCGGCGGCGCTTCGTCCGCACATGCCAACGTACCAATCGTTCGTCGAGCACTGCAACAGGATCGTTACACGAGCAGCTACTGAAGATAAAGGACTTAAACTTAACCCAGACGGCACAGTCGCATGAAAAAAGTACTAGTTACGGGAATGACATCATCACAGTCATCTAGTCGCGCTAATCTTAGAACCTTGCAGTTTTCAGGAGTTCTGGTTGATATTCTTGAGAAAGCAGGCTACGACGTCACCCATGAACCGCCTTCTGTTGAATGGGACGCTGCGTTTTTAGACGAGTATGACGCTGTAGTTGCTGGAGTATCTCCAATCACAAGCGTGTCAGCTAACTACGCGTACGGCGGCCTCAGCGTCATCGACGCGCTAAAAGACAGTGATAAGTTGATTATGTTCATCGACGCTCCGGCTCCGCATCAGATCTTTTCTAGTCTGCGCGCGATTAGCACAGTTCCAGACAATATTGTCAAACAGTTCTACTCATCACGTAGAGAGTACTTTGAAGCAAAGCGTCCTGGCGTTAAAAATAAGCTTCTTTCAGCTGTTGACTATTTGTTGAACGACAACTGGAAGACATGTTTGTACCCAGAGCTGCCGTGGAACAACCACTACAAAGTGTGTGCTCAAGTAGGAGATAACGCCGCAAAAGCGCTAAAGCCAGTCAATGTTGATTCGTACCTCGTGTCTGACACAGCGGCAACCACGGCTGTAGAAAAAGCCATCGTAAAAAAGCACGTTTGGGTGGCAAGTGACGTAACTTCAAGTTGGACTAAACGAGTTGCAGCGACGTCTAAGTTTCCGTTTACCGCGGCGAAAGACGGATACAAATCAACCGACGCGTCACTTAAGACAAAACTTGAAGGTTCTTCCGGCGCCGCAATTTCTCCTCATGGGCGAGACGGGTCTTGGTGGACTCCGATGTTTGCCTACGCGATGAACACGATTACACCTGTTGTCACCGACTGGCGAGACAGTGGCGCCATCGGCGATGCATGGAATTATATTGCGTCAGCCGTTGAAGATCTTGACCCTTTTGATAGAATTGATCTGTCGTTCAGCCAAAAAGAACAATATGCTGATAAAATTCCAGATAGATCCACAGTTTTACAAACGCTAGAAACACATTTACAACTACAGTAGGGACACATGGGGCTATTATTCAACGACTGGCTTGCGAAAACTAAGCAGCTACAGCAAGAATCGTACGGCGTATCTTACGAAAGATTTGAAGGAGACCAGCCGCAAGAATTGAACAATATCATTGAATACTTGCGCTGGAACATGCTCGCCATAGACGATGAGCTTGCCGAGGTGCGCAAGGAGATCTCATGGAAGCCGTGGCAGCATGACGATCCGTATGTTAATCGCGAGGCAGTGATTAAAGAGTGTGTTGACATTTTGCATTTTGTCGCAAACATAATATGTGCAGTCGGTGGAAC